CTGATATTTTTTTTTGGCTGTTTTGCAGGATTTCGAAGACGATGTTTGTGGTTACATTCATAAGACATAGGAAAAAAAATTAAAAAATTGGTTGCGTGTTTTCCATTAGAAAACTTTTGGTTTTATACAAGGGTAGACCCCTTTGCTATTTTAAGCCCCATTTAAGCCTTTCAATTATTAAATGGATACATAGTACTACACATAGGGTTAAAAGCCCTAGAATCGCCTTAAAATGCGAAATAAAGGCATTGTAGCTACTCTTCATAGTCACCGTCTTCATTAATATCCAATAATTCCCCTTTATCATGGTTATAAAGTGGGATTTCATCACTTTCTCCTGCCTTGTAAGCAGGTACGACCATTCCTGGCTCTGTTTGCGTATCAAAGTTGATTATCTGACCTTCAGGTAACGCTTTGTGCTCATCTCCGTCTACTTGTTTCATAATATCTCCAATTTGATTCGGTTTAACTACGTTGACTGTAATCTGCTTAACCACATCTCCTTCATGAGCAACCTCAGTCTTCTCGATATATCCTCTTCTCTTGCCTCTAGTCTTCAGTAAGAACATGGTCGCTAAGGTATCACCTCTAGCAATCCTCTCCATTAGCTTTTGTTCTCCAAAGTCAAGCATTATCTCCTCAGGCTCGATTTCAGCTAATCTCTTAGCAAAGTCAGGATCATCCTTCAACCAAGTCTTATACTGCGTCCTACCGACTCCAGAAGCCTCACATGATATGGTGATATTGCCAAAGTTCTCTTTATAAGCTATGATAAAAGCTTCTTTAGCTATTTCCTTGAATTGTGCGTTCATATTATTTTTTTGGTTTCGGTTTGCATCTGTACATAGATAAAGTTCTTGGGTTCTTCCTATTCTGCTTCTGAGCTAATTCTGCTCTCAAGTACTGCTTAGGCTTTTCATCTACTTGCTCAACAACCTTTAGCGTTCCTTTAACTGGGAAAGGTATATTTAGGCTGCTCATTGCACCAGTATCAACTCCTTTTTTATATCTCAAGTCTAATTTACGTTCAGTCATCTCAAATGTTTAAAAATGTTAAAATCATTGTTTTATATCAGAATATTGGGGGGCACAAGGGGTGCAGAAATGGATCTACGCTAAAACAAAGGGTATGGGGTCCTATTGGGTCCTTAGGTACCCTAAAAAACCCGTTTCTCATGTTTACCCTAGTACTTTGTCATGTAATTTTTTGACGGGCTTAAATTGGCTTAAAATAGTGTTAGATTTCATTGGTTAATTAATGTGGTTGGTTGCCCAAAGTTAGTACGAATAATTTAATGATTGGTTAAGCACTGAAACGCAAAAGCTAAAAAACAGTAGATCTATTCTATTAATATACTACTTACTAATTAAAGTATATATACTTAAGTAGTTAATTACTTACTATATTAATATAGTATATATTATTCAATATTAAATTAGATATTACATACTTTATACTAGTATACTAGTAATTTAATATAAACGTTAACAAAGTTTTAACAAATTATTTATATTTATTTACAATTGTTTTAAATTGTTTACATATCTTTAGGATCTATTTATAACTAAAACAAAACAAACATGGAACTATTTAGCAACATTTTACTAGTATGTCAACTAGTTATTTTTACTCTATTTATGGGTAATGTAGGTAACTTAATTATTCACCTATTAATCGATAAAGATGCAAACAGTTAGCTTATTGGAATTGATCCTCTTATTTATTGGATCGATCCTAGTTTATACCCTTATCAAAACAATATTTCAAGACTTAACAAAATATAAATAAACATGGCAAAGTATCTTAATGCAACCCCAAAAGGAACGTATTATATTTTAGAATTAGCAGCGGAAATGGCTGAAAAGTTCATACAAATGAAATACGAATACACAAACGTTAATATTTATGAATCAAATGAATTCGAGGAATTCAGCTACACTGAGGAAATTCAGGAGGAATTTAATATTATTTACGATCAACTAGAAACTTATTTACAAAACAATAAACTTAAGTAAACATGAAAAACAAAACAAAAGAAAATTTTTATCTATTCTATAAAATAGAAAATAGTGAGTTTAAATTTTTATACAAAGTGAAAGACTGCAAAATACCTGAAAAAACAAAAGAATATAAAAAGTTAGAAAATTGGTTCAATCAATCAATAATTAAGTCTTTTGGTTATTGTAATCAACATTATTTTAATACTGAAAAAATTGACTTTATAGCCCCTAATTTAACATATTTAAAAATTAACTAAAATATCTATTTATGCAAACTACACTACAAAACAAACAGCAAAACAGTTACAAACCCGTTAAGAACTTACTTAGTAAGGGATCAACAAACAGCAAAACAGTTAAGAACGATCTAGAAACGTTTATTCTTTATCTAGCTCCCGCTAACACGGTTGAGGGCTTTAACCTTTGCCCTTTTGCGTCTAAGGGTTGCACTAGCTCCTGTCTATATAGTGCGGGACGTGGTAGGTTTTCAAACGTCCAACTTTCTAGAATTAACAAAACTAAATTTTGGGCTTATGATCGTTCTAATTTTTATATTCAACTAGCAAACGAAATACTGTCTATTCATGATAAGACAATAAAGAAAGGAAATAAAATAGCAATACGTTTAAACGGCACGTCCGATATCGATCATGTTTATTTATTGGAACGTTACAGCGGGATCAATTTTTTAGATCCTTTCTATAATAGTTTACTTTTTTACGACTATACAAAGAACCCCAATATTATTTCTAGATATAAAAATACTAGCTATAAAGTAACTTTTTCTAGATCTGAAACAAACGAAATAGAGGCAAAAAGGATCTTAAAATTGGGCGGTAATGTTGCTATAGTATTTCAGGATCAATTGCCAAAAACGTGGAACGGTTACAAAGTTATAAACGGAGACGATACCGACCTTAGGTATTTTGATCCTGTTAATGTAGTGATAGGACTTAAAGCTAAAGGAGACGCAAAAAGAGACGTTTCGGGTTTTGTAGTTAGATAAATATAAAAGGGCTATTAATTTAGCCCTTTATCCTTTGCCCTATTTGGAGGGTTTATAAGTTCGAAACTTACAAAGGACCAAACCAAAACAAAACAAAAATGAACATTAGAGACTTAAAGATTATCATTTTAAAGCTAGAGCAAAAAAATGATCCTAAGGACGCAAATTTATTGCAATTTTACAAAGATACCTATCAACAAACATTGGATAAGATAGCAAAAAAAGTAGCAAAAGAATTAGAGGAACAAAGTAAAAAAAGTTGGTTTGAACATCTAGCCCGTTAAATTTTAATTTATGATAATTACCACAAAAGAACAATTTCCCGCAATTATTGCAGCAATTGAGAAAGCTATTAACGAATTACAGCCAAAATAAGACAATAAAAATACAAAACAATGTAAGTACCTTACTAACATATTAAACAGGCTAGAAACGCGTATAAATAGCGTTTAAATTGATTCTAGTTAATTAGTCAATACATGGCTTAAATATCCATGTTTAAACATTAATGTTGCAACATCGTTGATTGTGCAACTATTTTGCAATTGCAGGCAAAAACCTGCCAAAAACCCTATGCAAAAACTCCCCAAAAACCTCGCAAAAATCTGGTACGCAAAAATCCAGCAAAAATCTTTTATGATTTCTTTAACAAAAAACCTGCTAAAAACTTTAAATATATCCAAAAACTTCCTAATTTTACACTTTACAAACAAAACAAAAAACCCATGCACGAATTAATCACACTCAGCTCAAAGATGAAGTGCGGTATTACTGGCACAATCATCGACAAAGGCGAACAAGCCTATTACAACCATCAGACAAAAACCTGCATTCATCCTGTGGAATACGAGAGGAATATGAGCCAAGTCAAAATAGGCGATCCAAAAACCTATTTTACAAGACACCAAAAACTTAACAAATAAAACAAACAAACATGAAATTCGAATTCGTAGCCGAAACAGACCAATTACTTAATGACACAATCTACTTTACTAAGCAAGATGGTGTATTTATCAGTGGAACTATCAGCACTAAAAAAGAGGTAGCTTATGCCATCTTTGAGAAGCTTAGTCAAGGTCTACCACTTAGAACAATAGAAGTACTAGAAACAAAAATCTATCCAAAACCCTCGCAAGAGTAAAAACCAAACCAATGCTGAAACTAACCCTCGAACAAAAGAAAAAAGGTATCAAAGAAGAGTTTACCTATGTAAACAGTAACGGAAGAATGTCAAAACAATACACCTACAAAGGGATGTTTATAACATGGGATAACCAAATCCTACATGGCAAATGGTATTACTGGAGAGCAAGTTATTACGCTTCTTTAGATGCAGCAGTTCAAGGAATAGACAGACATATCAATCACTTTAAAAACACAAACAAATGCTAGAGATTACAGATTACAAAAGCCTATTTAAGTATGGCGACATGAAGAAGATTATGGAAATAACAGGCTATAGTCGTTATGTAATAGAAACAAGACTTAAAAACAATGATTACGAGATGACCGAGTTAATCAAAACATTCTATGACAAAAAACTTGAATTACTTAAAAACCAAATATGGGAGCATCAGAAATAAGCTATTACGTTATGCCAGGACTAAAACATAGAGAGATAAGATTTGAGCAAGTTATTAAAACTGTATGCGAAGTATTAAAAGCTGATAGAAGCAAAGTACTTACGCCAAACAGAAGTAAAAGCTTGGTATTCGCTAGGAATATGTGCTACTTTATTTTCAGACGTTATTTTTCGATGACGTTAAAGGAAATAGGTCAAGCATTCGATAGGGATCACACTACAGTTATTCATGGGATTATGACATTCCAAAACGATGTAGAGTGCATCAAGTTTTATAAGGACCAGTTTCAGGAGGTACAACAAGTATTATGCTTACACACAAACAACAAAAAACTAAATATTTTAACATCAAACTAAACATTATGCTATCACAATTCGCACATTTAAACGAAACAGACAAAAGAATCTTTGTCGCAAATTAGAAAAGCAACTTTTTTTACACAACAAAATCAATTAACACATGGAACTGCAAACAACTAACACACAGATTCAAGCACCTAGTTACCAAATGGTAAACAAGGACTCAATGCTTTCTTTATCTAACGAGCTTAAACGCTTTGTAAAGGATGCACACTTAGTATCTAACATCAAGGGTAAGGACTATTGTAATGTAGAAGCGTGGCAGATGGCAGGAGCTTCATTAGGCTTATTCCCTATCATTACAAGCGTACAAGACTTGTCTAGTGAAACAGAAGTAAAATACATGGCTACTTGCGAAGTTAGATCGTACCAAGACAATAAGTTAGTGTCAGTAGGTATAGCAATATGCTCTAACAAAGAGGGTAGCAAAAAGTTCTTTGATGAGTATGCTATCTTATCTATGGCACAAACTAGAGCTGTAGGTAAAGCTTTCCGTAATCAGTTAGCATGGTTGATGAAAGCTGCTGGATTCGAGGCGACACCTGCTGAAGAGATGGACTTTGTACATGAAGAGCCAAAAAAAACCTCTAAGCCAGTACAGACAGTTGTAGCTGAAATCTTA